ACCATGATCACGAAATGGATGCCCAAACCTTCCGTTTCCTTGGCCGTGATGGTGACGTCTTGAACGCCCTGGCACGTAGACAGGTCCTCCCTGTCCTTATTGAACACTTTCTGGCTCTTAGTTCTTACGCCGGTGGCCATCTGAATGGGCATGCCCTCTTTCCAACGTTTGCCGGCGCGCAGCGAGTGAAGTTTCACACCGTCCAGGATGAGCCCACGAAAATTCGTGGGCTGACCTGTACGCTTGTCTGTTTCTGAGAATCCGAGTACCATTGTCATCATTTATTACATGCGGTTAAAACTCGGTTCAATCTTTCTCCAAACCTGATACTGGTTCTTTTCTTCAAAATAGAAGTTGATGGCGGTACCTTCAACCACGTTGCTTTCCTTGAACAGCTGCATGATCTCGGAGTATTCCGTATCATTGAAGTCCGCCTCCAGTGCGTATAGGTTCGAAATGGACTTGTAGTCCAACTCGCCCTCCTCATTGCGTTGGATCATGAGCATGCCAAGCTTGTACATCGGATCGGAAACACCCTTCTCGCTCTTCTGAACCCATGCCGTCAGGAATTCGATCAGGCGACGTTCGGCGATATCGGCACGCTCGTCGAATTTCTTCACCTTGTTTCCCTTGACCTTGATCTTGAACGAGCCGTCCGTAAGGGAGAACCCGAGCTGGTCATCACCGTTCTTTAACTTTCCATAATCCTTCATGACCTCGAACCAGGTATCAGCTTCATCGCGTAGCCATTTCTTGAACATGAGTCCGTCTTCCAGGTATTTGTAAAGGGCATTTTTGATGCGATGCACAAAGTCCATGCGAAGGCCTTCATAAGCATCCCGTCGACGACTTTCATCGCTCTTTTTCTCAGCCGATAGGGCTTGGAGCAGCTCGCTCTTTTGTTCGGGTGTCAGTTTTGACAAATCAATCTTTTCCATCTTTAATCTGTTTGTAATTAATTAATAAGAGATACTATCACATGTGGCGATATCGCCGGTTAATTTGCATATGTCGAATGAGATGATTTTGTAGAGGGCTACCCAGTAATCCCATTCGGAATCGAAGACTGACGTTACCATCAGAATAGCCACTACGGCATCCAACTGAATTTCCAAGTCCTCAAGGTCACGCGACCATGCTGCGTTACGCTTACTCATGGAACATCCTTTCCATTTCGTGGAATGATCTTTCCATCACCTTGTTGGTCTTTACAAAAGCATTATACACGTCTCTGAGTGCCGCTTTTGGAATATCATTGAAAGGGCTGTGCCCTGACGCCCTGCAAGCGATGCCTTTAATGGCGTTCATCTTGGCAGTTGTGTTCTCATATTCCTTGCCAACAAACTTGATGTATGCCGATATGACAGCAATGACTCTTTTCCGCCAGATATCCATTTCCTTCTGATCTGGATTTGGAATGTGGTTTTGCTCGTTCAAAGTGCGCACATAGATTTCGAGACCATTGCATATCTCACTCAGTTCATCAATGCTTATGTCCTTGCTGCTGACAGCTCCATATTTGCCCAAAAGCGTCAATTTTCCGTGGTGATCAATGCCGGCTTTGCCCAAAAGAACATGAAAGGTTTTTGAAAGAGAAGTGCGATCTGTAGTTGTAATCATTTTTTTGTTTTTATTTAATTCCCCAAATGCTTGCGGCCTTTTCCGGCCAAATGTCGATGTGTCCTATTGGACCTATGTACCTGCCTTTTGAAAAGGCCCTGTATCCCTCCACCCATATCTTCAATGTCGATGCATACATGATGTCGGTTGCCGGCTTTGAACTGGGAAGCTTTCCATCCGCCTGAGAAATGAACACAAACAACTTTTTAGGAAACCTGTCACGAAGCGACTTGAACTCCTGGTAAGAAATTTGCATCCATTGAATAGAGTCGATGACAATAATGTTCGGGCTTTTTTTGGTTGTTAAACGGTCTATCAGTTCATTGTACCCTTCGCATACAACCTCAACACGTCGTCCAACCTCTATCATCCCAAGTGTCTCCAGACTCTTCTGAAGCGTATGCTGAACCCCCTCCTCGAGGCTGTCAAACAGGACTTTTTCAAATCCGGCCAAATACTTGATCATCTGAAGTACAAAAGTCGTCTTGCCATTTCCGGAGTTCCCCCAGACGAACCAGGTTCCGGCGCGCTCAGGACACATGAACGCGTCCCTCCAGGCACCATCAAACTCCAACAGCGTGTACTTCTTGTCAAGTATGTTTTGGATTGTCAAAGCCCGCTTTGCCATATGCCACTAAGCGATCTTTGGTTTAGTCATGTCAAAGAACAATCTCCGCAAGCTTCCCTGGTTCTTAACAACCAGCGTTTTTAAATTGACGGCCTTATTGGCCTTGGCAACCATCGCTACCTGATCATTTAGGAACTTCTCACGTTCCGCTTGGCCGGCAGGTACAATCCACTGGAACTTATCGCCACTCCTGGAGAATATCTCCTCATAGCCGACTTTGTTGGAGTTCATGTTGTCCTCGATTTTCTTCTTCAATCCATTGGCACCCATCAGGTACCATCCACAAGCACCCTCTGTGGCGTTCCAAAGAGCCTTGATTTCAAGAAAGGCCTCATATTTCAGGTCACCGGCTTCATCCAGAATAACCAAAGCATTGGGTAGCGAACGGATATGCCATACAAGCGAAGAGTATACATCGTGGTACCTACCATTGTGCTGAACGCCGAACTCCTTGGCGATCTGTCGTATGAAAAGCTGTTTGGTCTTAACTTGGGAGCAATCTATCCGAATGGCATTTTTGTTTTCCTTCACATAACACAATGCAGTGTGAGTCTTACCAATTGCAGCCAAGTCACAAAAAACACCGCTCAAATGTCCGGACTGACAAAGAGAAAGCTGCGTATAGATGTATTGATAGGTAGGCGTTTCGACCGTCAGCCACTCAAGGTCCTTGTTGACAGGAACATCAAGGCTGCGGGCAACGTTCAGCCATTTAGCATCGCTCAATACGCCGTCAATCTCTCCATTCAGCACACGGCTCAGCTGGGCGGCGTTAATGCCGATGCTGATGGCGAACTTTGCGGAGCTTGCAAAATTCGGCAGCCTGTCTTTCATTTCATCGACTATCCGTTTTTTCAATTCATTCTCAATCATGTCTGTGCGTTTTATTGGGTTATTTGTCATTTAAAGGCCGTTTAAGGCTCGTTGTTTGTAGTCGACCATTTCCGGTAATTCATATTCATCGGTGCAATCCACGGGAGTAGGTTTTGCGCTTAGCACCTTTACCTCGACATTTTCCAGTGAGGCAAGATTATCGACGGTCGCGGTCTCCATTATCCTGGATTTACCATCCTTGACCTTCTTATCGAATTTGGCGATGTATTTGTTTTGGACCAGCTCGGCGGCGGCATCCTCATTTGTGTATTCAGCAGCAGAGGTGTTGTACTTCTTGATCTGTTGGCAGGTTGCCAGATATTCGTCGTTCTGATATATGTGCACTTCCGGTATTTCGTCACCAGGAATATAATAAGCCTGTACGGTATAGTTGTTCGTGGCAAGACGGTCAAGTACGTTCGGATCGGGAAGCATGTAATCATTGTACTGGACTTGACAATACTGGTTGCGCTGAATGGAGGTGGTGGTGCAAGCGCCTATGAAACGTACAAGCAACGGTCTGTTTATCTCCGTAAGGTTCGGATTCACATTTTCGCGCAGTACCTGAAGACGTGTCTTACCCTTGTAGGTCTTTTGGTCACGATGAAGACCGTTGTTGTACAAGTCTATGGACCGGATATCATCAGCGACGAGTTGCTCGAACGTGTATGTCTTTTCCTGAACTACATATTTGTCGACAGTATCGTCGTAGATGCGTTCGCCTCCAGTTTGGTTTGATGGGTTCTTGGCGTACCAACGTCCGATTCCGTCCTGGTAACGTTTCTCGTAACCGTACTTCTTTTGACGGTTGAAGCTCTCCGCATGTTTTTCCTGCGAGTTGGAGGGCGCGCACCAGCGGACAAAGGGGAAAATAATACCAGCTTTCATCAAATCATCCTTGAATAGGCTTACCAAGTGGTGCTCAACTTCCATTTCCATCGGCGTACCATAACCGTTCATGTCCAGGAACCGAAGCATGTACCGAATACAATCGATGAACAGGTTCGCATCTTTTTTCAAGCTGTACGAAGTTCCAATAAGACATCCCGATGTTACGTCGTAGGCATAATAGGCTTTTACTCGGTTGCCGTTTGCCAGTTTGCGCGGTAGGTCGCGGTCATCAAGAGAAATCTTTGAAAGTGAATAATTGGGTGCGTGACGGTGCATATGCGGACGTATGAGGCTTAAGTACTGGTGAGGTGTGCTTCTGAATTTCTGAATGATGATGTCGTTTTTGGGAAGGTTGATGTAATTAAGGCAGGTCGATTCCGATACGGTGATGTAAATACCTTTGCTCTCATCATAGAAATCGTTCCGGTCAAATACCTCTCCTGTTTCCTTATCGACGATATCCTTCACACCAGCTATGAACAACATGTAATCCTCGTGGACCCAACTGGCGTACGGTTTGTTGTTCTGGCAATAGATCGAAAGGATTAGTCTTTCAAGTTGGTCGCTGACCTTTCTCGTGTTGCTATTACCATGGCCGGCATGGATCAGCGTTAGAAAACCTTCCTGGTCAAACTCAAGAAACTTGCGCTTGAGCGTCTTTCCCTGTGTGGGAAGGCTATGAGGATATTTCTTTTTGTCAAGGGAGTTGACTTGGGCGGAAATGGTACCCCATACATCCCTCGTGTCGCTACCAAGCATCCTGCGTTTTACGCGACGGTCGTTGGCCACGATACCACATGCGCGAAGTATGATGGCTTCATTGTAATATTGCAAGGCTTTTATTGCATCCAGCGTCTTTCCGTTCGGAAGCTTGTGACCCAAAAGGTAATTTCTTAGTTTGTCGTCATCGGCAATGTGCCTTTCAAATTCAGTGCGAACGACATCCTTGTACGGATCACCAATGATATCACGAATTGCGGCCTTGAAACGCTCAGGAAGCCTTTCGTATTCGGTAAGCGCCGGTGTATCCATGCCACCGCCACGTCTTACGATGTTGGCTTTGTTCCTTGTTGCAAGTTGCCTAAGATTATCTCGTGACAATATACCATTCTCCTCCAACCAGTCGGCGGCCACGCACAGTTTGTTTTCGAAGTATTCCATTTTGCTTGCTTTTATCTTTTTGCTCCGGCCAGGGACTCGAACCCTGGCGTCTGCCGGTACGGAAGGTTATTCAATCATTCCAGGGAAAAGCCCAGGACCACACGAATAACCGAAATCAACCAATTCTCTTATCCATTTGTCCTCGGAGGTCGAAACCTCCGAGGCTCTCATCGTGACCAGCTTGATTTTCGGATAAACCTCGTTGCCTTTTCGGCGGAGGTTGTAATGAAGCCGGTATTTGCGTTGCTTTTGTCTCGGGGTGAGCATCAGAGCAGGCTGTTGTAGAGCTCCGGCCATTGGCGCAACGCGTATTCGCACGTTTCACGCTTCAAATGGCACAGACGGAAGCCCCAACCCGCAAACGCGATCGAGACGCGACCATACGCACACAGCGAGGCGAGACCCGCAATCGACCCATAATACGCACCGGCGCCCAGGCCGGAGCAAGGGCCAGTCATAGGAATAAGGTCGGTCCTGCCATTCTTAAGAGCTTGTTGATACTCATCACGTGAGTATAGCACAGCCCAGGGAACGTAAATGGTGTCGTACAGATCGAAGGTCTTCTTTTCGTTCAGAGCCTTGGTGATCCTTTCCAATTTAACCATGTTGGTGAAGCGATCCGCATCAGGGCCGGTCATACTTGGAAGGTTGGCTGGGTCCTCTCCGAGATACTCGCAAGCAGCCTCGTAAGAATTGATGCGTTCGATGATTGAAAGATTGTTTTCCATTTTGAAAGTTTTAAAAATTGAACATCTGTGTGAAAAAAACTGTGGAGAGTGAAGGATTTGAACCTCCGACCTCGGCCAGGTTGTTACCCTGTATTACCGCGCCCTGCCAGACTGGGCCAACTCCCCGATTTGCGACCATGTGCGTGGAGTGGTCGAACATGGTCGCTGGTTGCGGAAGGATACCTAAATACTCTTTCCTACCTTGGGCGAACCTATACGCCCCGAACTATTACTTCCGCGTTGAATATCCTTGTGCATTTCAGAAAAAATCGAATAGGAGACGATAGAGGCCATCAGGCCGATGATCAGCAGGTCCGTCCGGAACTCTGGATTCCCAAGGAAGGTGCGCATGCCTGGAAAAGCGGAAAGTATAGCGACTACTACGCCGCCGATTCCGACCAAGCCCATGACTCCGCCCAAAAAGGCGCTGAAATAAATGTCTGCTTTCATGATATCTTTTGTTTGGGTTGAACTTCCACTTCTGAACCGCCACGCGCGATTGCCGCCTTGCGGATTCTTTTTGCCAATTCGCTGTTGGAACTGAACTTCAGGGCATTTCGAACACACACGGTCGTCACATCAAAAAGCTTTGCCAGCTCATTGCGTTCACCGTAGTCTACCAGGACTTTTTTCATATTAATTTGCTTTTGGGTTTTTTGGTGTTATATTTACAGCCCGTTTCACAATCGAAACGGTATGCAAATTAAACGACTATTTTCATTTTTACAAAACATTTGAGCGACTATTTTCATTATATTTATGAAAGCCATAGACAGACTATATCAATATCTTGAAAGTAAGGGAGTTAAACCCACTACTTTTGAGAAAGATATGGGCTTTTCAAGTGGATATTTAAGTGTTCAGCGTAAAAGATCGGCCGATCTTGGGGAATCAGTGATGCTCAAGGTTATCGATAATTGTCATGATCTAAATCCAATATGGCTAATATCTGGAAAAGAATCAATGTTAATCCAACCAATAAGCGACAATTGTCATTTGAGTGAATTTAAAGATCGGATTACTGTTAAGGATGATGGGTTAGGTATACCATTATTGACAATAAGCGCCTTAGCAGGCGTTTTTAATGGTGATATTAGCATTTTGGAATATGAATGTGAAAGGTATGTTATACCTGCATTCAAGGAGGCAGACTTTCTGATCAGCGTAAAAGGCTCAAGCATGTATCCAAAATATTCGTCTGGTGATATTGTAGCGTGTAAGAAGCTTCCTATGGATACGTTTTTCCAATGGAACAAGGTTTATGTTCTCGATACAGATCAGGGACCGCTCATTAAGCGAGTGAAGAAAGGGACAAAAGAAGATACAGTTCTGATTGTTTCGGAAAATGCCGAATATGAACCATTCGAATTAAATCGTATCAGAATTTATCACATTGCCCTTGTTTTAGGTGTGATAAGACTTGAATAGAATTATAGGCATAGTCGACGCCATTTTTTTTATCCAATCAACATTATTCTTCGTTATTTGCTTCAATATTGGCGTAAATGGCTAATTATTGGGCTTTTATGTGTGTTTTAATCAAATATTTTAACACTTAACGGGCATCTAATACGCTTTTTTTGCGTAGTAATGTGCATTTTTTAACACTTAGAGGGTATGTTATCTGTATTATTTTGTGTGTATTTTGTCACTCCTCGTGTCACTCCTAGTGTCACAGCAAAAGATTTTTATTGAAAAAAACAGATTTTTATTAATGTTTTTAGAATGACGCATTCCACAAATACACATAGCATCCAATAACAAAAAAACGCCACAGGATAGTGAGTATCCGTGACGTTATAAAAGCCTTATAAAGGCCGTTTTAAGGCCGTTTAAGATGTGTTTAATTAAATCGTCGTATATGCCGTCGATTTTCGCTACATTTGATCATAGAATTCGAATACAATTAAACTTTGCGCACCAAAATTCAACCTGATCTATTCCAATAATTCAATCTGAATTAAAGCGTCTTGAACATTTCGTTTTGTTCTGCTTTTTTTAATCTATTGAATATCAGTATTTAAATTAATCCTTTTGCACATTTCGTTTTGTTGCCCCCA